GACTACCGCACAGACTCAGAAACTAGAAGATTTTATAAAAAATCTTCCTACAAATACTACTACGCCTGGTATTGCTGGTGTTAATCGTTTTAGTTTTCCACATCCACGAATACTTGGTACAACTATAGAAGTACGTATTATACCTGGTGGTGGTGGTGAGTTTTTTAATTTGCAATATATGGCACCAGGATACTGGTCTACCAGTCTTAAATTTGAAGTGATGCCATGAGCAGAATAAATAGTTTATCACAATCAGCCATTAGAGCAATGTTTGCTTCAGAAACACCAGAAGCATTAATTTTACTTGTTACTATTACTGATCCATCAAATCCTACAACTCCTGTGCGTTTAGCTGATGGCTATACTAACAGGATTGAGTCTTTAACAACAGACATAGATGTAGTATATGGCGTTACTAGTACTATTAATGGAGGCATTAGTAGAGACTATCTATTTTTGCCTATGCAAATAGCTTTGCCAGGCGAAGAAGAGGCAGGATCAGGACAATGTAGTTTAATACTAAACTTTGTTACTCGTGAAGCGATTGATCTTATACGCACTCATTTAACAAGCCCCGTTAGTGTAGAAATAGATATAGTACTAGCTAGTAGCCCTAACACTGTTGAAGCTAGTTTTTCAGGTTTTAAAATAACTAATGTTACTTACAACGCTGATCAAATCAGATTTGATTTAAATATGGTAAGCCTTAGTCGCGAACCATTTCCATGTTTTACGTTTACTCCGGCCAACTTTCCAGGATTATTTTAATGAATTATAATAAGTATATTGGATTACCTTATACCAGTAATGGTAGAGATGAAAGCGGAATTGACTGCTGGGGATTAGTGCGTTTATTTTATAAACAAGAGTATGATATCGACTTACCAAGCTATACTGAAGAGTATGCTGGAGCATATGATACACGTATTCTTGAGATGATGGATCAATATAAAAACAATTGGTCACAAGTTCAAACACCAGAAATCGGCTCAGTTATAGTATTCAATATATTAGGAGAACCTTTTCACGTAGGTATCTACGTTGGAGAAGATAAGTTTATTCATGCCCGTGACGGCATGGACAGCGTTTTAGAGTCCGTTAATAGCCCAAAATGGGCAAAACGTATTGAGGGTTATTATAAATATTCTACTCAAGCTAGCGCTGTGCTGGTAGGTAAACCTCACCCCTTAAAACAAACAAATTATACAGAGTTAGCTATACCTGGATCTACATTAGCTGATATATCGCAAAATTTAATTAATACATATAAAATCAGTGACTACTTTGCTAAAAAATTAATCTTATTTTTAGACGGCGTTAAGATTCCGCAATCCGAGTGGAGCACTGTGCGCGTACAAGCAGGTCAAAGCGTAGTATATAACGTAGTGCCAGAGGGTAAGAGCACTATGCGTTTAATAGCTACCATTATTGTATTATATGTAGCTTTGAACTATGGGGCTGACGTTGGTGCGGCCATGGGCATGACAGCAGAAGCGCCGGTAGCATCAGCAATGTACGCAGAAGCCGGTGCTACAACTGCAACTGGAAAGCTAGTCGGTACTATGGCTATTAATATGGCAGGTATGGCACTTATTAATGCTGCCTTTCCTATTCGCCCATTAAATGGAAAAGATCCAGGAAGTTCCGCACCTGTAAATGCGTTTAGCGGTGCTGCAAATCAAGCTAATCGTTTTGGCGCTATTCCTGTTGTGCTCGGCAAAATGCGTACCACTGCAATGCTTGGAGCAGTGCCTTATGTAGAAACATTAACAGATACTAGCTTATTACACTTATCCCTTGTATGGGGATTTGGGCCGCTAGCAGTTGATGATATTCGTGTAGGTGCAAAAACTTTAAATGAACTTTTTTACACTACTCAAGCTGGTGTTGGACTTGATCACCCAGTACCAGAGACTTTGTTAGGAGTACCTCAGGAAACTACAAGTGGTAAGCTAGATGCTTTTGACAAATTATTTCCAACTGATATAGAGCAAAAATTTCCTCAAATTGAGTTAGTTAACAATCCAGTAGATGGAAATCCTCCTACAGTTGTTAGTTTAGAAGAGTTTGCTGAAGATATCGATGTAGCATTTAATTTTCCAGAAGGTATGCGCAAAATTAAAAATACTGACGGAACTATAACCGATGCTACTTGTTCAATTCAAGTTAGTTTACGTAATGACACTCTTGGTCAATCAGGTTTTGCAACATTACCTTCCTATCATCTAGGCAACTATGCATCAGCAACACCTAGTGACACAGGTTTTAAAACTACAATTGGTTCTGCACCTACATACACTAACCCAGGCACTAATGAATTAGAAAATCTTTACAAATGGTATGTAATTGCTATGTCATCAGGCGGCGGCATAGCAGTATTTAGCGGAGCCGCTACTGATAATCAATATGCAGATCCCTCTAATTATCTAAAGAGTTTAACTACACAAGGGTCGTACGCGGCTTTTGTAGGTACTGACGGAAAGAATATATTAAGGCTACCCAATATTCCTAATGGTTATATTAAATTACATACTTTATGTTTCTTTGGCTCAAATTATTTAGAAGCTTCTACAGTATCGCACCTAGCTAGTTCTGGTACCAGAACTATAGAAGGCCTAGGACTTACTTCTGTTACCAGAGCAGTACAGCGTAATTCAGCTGGCGTGCCTATTATAGATCCTGATAGTGGTAATCAGATTGGTACAACTGATTATGATATTGTTATAGCCGCAGGACGAGTTGTAGAAACTGCAGTCGCTGCAGGTACACCACAACCTATATTTAATGCTAATCAATTTCCAGGTGTTGGCGGTCCATTGGGCGGCTATAATAGATGGAATCAATTTTTAACAAATAACGGAGTATGGCAGTACACAGGCACAGGCGCAGCAGCAGTAGGCCTTGTTGAGTTTGACAAAACTGCTCAAGTAACTTTCCCGGAAGCAGGGTACTACGAAATAACAGCTGCTGCTGATGACGAAGGTTCTGTAAGCATTGATGGGGCGAAATTAATTACTATTCAAGGTAAAGATGCCTGGGCAAATGTAGGAGTAACTTGGTTTTATGCCGAAGCTAATAGTGTGCATGCAGTAAGAATGAAAGGTTTAAATTCTGGAAGCGGTGCAGCTGCAGTAGCTTTAACTATTACATACGCTAAAAATGCTGGATTAAACATTGCAGGTTCTATGGGTAATGAACTAATATTTGGCAAAGGTGGATTCTTTTCACAACGAAAAGACGCATTTAACTATGTTTATAAAATGCATGGATTACCACGAGCAAAGTACTCTATTCAAGTAATTAGAACAAACAATGATGAAACAGAAAAACAAGAAGATAAAGATCATAGGTACTATAGTAAAGCAATTCTTTACGCAGTAACAGGATATAATAAACAAACATTAAACTCTAATAATCAACTAGTACCTATTCGTGTTGTAAAAAATCCGCCAAATTGTCACTTAGCCAGAACTTTTATTAAAGTCCAAAGCACTAATAAAATAAATGGTAGTTTAGAAGGGGTTAATGCTTTAGTACAAACTAAGTCTAATGTACTAAATAGAATAACAAACGATTGGAAAACTGTAGATGTTACTAACAATCCTGCAGCACTATTCCTTTATGTACTAATGCACCCTGCTAATGCTTACAGAGTAGCAAACAATATTATAGATGCCGCAAATTATGTAGATTTAAATGCATTAGCTGATTGGTATAAGTTTTGTGAGCCTATGACCTATGCAAACGGTAAATGGACTAGAGACATTACCAAACCTTGGCTTACTTATAATGCAGTACTAACTAATATTACTAGTGTTATGGATGTACTAAAAGACATATGCTCAGCGGGTAAAGCAAGTCCTAACTACATAGATGGTAAATGGACAGTAGTAGTTGATAAACCACGTACTGGAGTAGTTCAGCATTTTACTCCACACAATAGCTGGGGGTTTGAAGCTACAAAAATACTTCCACGCATACCTGACGCATTTCGTATTACTATTGCTGATGAAGAAAAAGGATATCAAGCAAATGAATACAGAGTATTTAATCTTGGTAAAACCGAGAGTAATGCAGAGTTATTTGAAGAACTTAATTTACCTGGTGTAACTAATTTTGCTCAAGCAAAACATATTGCTCAGTGGCATATGGCGCAGTTAAAATTGCGTCCAGAAATGTTTTCATTAAATGTAGATTTTGAATACTTAGTTTGTAATCGCGGAGACTTAGTACGTGTTACGCATGATGTTCCCTTATGGGGAGCAGGCAGTGGCAGAATTAAAACTTGCACAGTAGGCAACGCGGTTATAGCTTTAACCGAAGAAATTTACTTAGAAGCTGGAAAAACGTACAATATTAGAGTTAGAACTAATACAGGTGCTAGTGTATTAAAAACTTTAGCACCTATAACTACAACAGGATATTATGCTAGTATTACACTATCTGCAGTACTAGCAGCTGGTGACGGCGTAAATCCTGACGACTTGTTTATGTTAGGAGAAGTTAGCAAAGAATCACAAGAGCTTATAGTATTAAGTATAGAAGCCAATAGCAATATTAGTGCTAGACTTATGTTAGCAGACTATTCTCCGTCAATATACACAGCAGATTTATCTGGTTACTTATCTTATAACTCAAATATTACAACTATTGGTAATTATCTAAAGAGTGCAATAATTAACGAAGCTCCTACTATTGTTTCTGTAAATAGTGATAGTGCCATTAGTGATACAATTGCTAACGGCACATTTACAAATACTGCTATTATTAGTTATACTAATTCTGCTAACCTTAGTGTAAGTGCTGAAAGAGTGCAACTGCAAGTAATTCCTGGCAATGGATTATTTGATACAGCTTCTGCATCGTACTACGGTACTAAAGATTCTTCAAGTATTAGAGTACAGCAACTTACAACAGGTCTTCTTTACAAAGTTAGAGCTAGATATACTAACAATTCTGGAACTATTGTTGGGCCTTGGTCTGATACGTATTGGTTTACAAATAATGGTAAAACTATTAATTTTGCAGCCTCACCAACACTTGCAATAGATTTACAACAAACTTATATTGTAGCAACTCCAACTATTGTAGATCAGCAAAAGGATTTTAAAGCCTATGCATATAGATTATATAAAAGTACAACTATCACAGATTTGTGGGATACTACACCAATTATACCAGAAGTACAAACTCAAGGGCAGGGCTTTCTAGATCTAGAAAAGGTAGCAATACCTCGTATTTCGGAAGGCGGTATTGACTATAAGGTAGAATGTAGAATATTAGATAAAACTGGTAACTACAGTGCTGCAAGTTCTTAT